TCAGGTGTTGATTCAGATAAGGAAGTCGCAAGAAAACAAAAACGTAAGTTATCATATTATAGTAACGTTTATGTTGTTAAAGATCCTTCAAACCCATCGAATGAAGGTAAAGTATTCTTATTCAGATACGGTAAAAAAATCTTTGATAAGATAACTGCTGCAATGCAACCTGAGTTTGAAGATGAAACACCAATCAACCCATTTGATTTCTGGGCGGGTGCAAACTTCAAAATCAAAATCAAAAAAGTTGCTGGATATTGGAACTATGACTCATCTGAGTTTGCTGCTCCTGAGCCACTTCTTGATGATGATGACGCAATGGAAGCAGTCTGGAAACAAGAACACTCACTCGCTGAGATTGTTGCTCCAGATCAGTTTAAATCATATGAAGATCTTAAAAAGAGATTAGATTATGTTCTTGGTCTTACTGTTGCACCAAAGAGACAAGATCCAGAGGTTGCTAACGAAGAATTTGTTCAAACTCCAAGTGAAGAACGTGCAGTTGTTGACACAACCCCATCCTCTGTGAATACAGACGAAGATGAGGAAGATGCACTTAGCTATTTTGCAAAATTAGCTGAAAATTAGAAAATATCCCGAAAAAAATTTCGGGCCATTTTTGATGCCAGAGGTCGCTCAAAACGACCTCTTTTTTTATGGCGAAATTATGCGTGGGTTTTCTGTTTTCTTAAGATCACCACTCACAAATTGCCTTGAAGGTTTATATTCCATAATATCTGCAACATTTTCTAGGAAAATTCCTAAGAATTCTGGTCTTAAAATATCGATATTTCTTTTTTTATCATTTAAATCAGTTTCATGTTGCAAAAAGGTAAATGATGTAAGTTGTGATAAGGTTCTTGAAGCACCATTATCTAAAAAAGTAATTGAATGATTTTCTGGAACTCTTAATCCCTCTGGTTGAATTAATCTTCCATTTGTATCTCTTATCAACTTAGTTTCATAATGATGAATATTTGATAATTCCTCTGCTGTATATTTCTCATTAAGGTAGGTTAAAAAATCTTGACTTCCCATAGGCCACTCATCTCTGACATGAATAATATTGTTCGTAGTTAATATCACCCAATCTAAAGCAGAATCATTGTAAAAACGACTTGCAACTTGATCTGGTCTTTCATCGCCTTGAACAGAGTATTTTGTAAATGTTGTAATATCATTAAAGATATCATCACGCATTACTACTCTTTTAAAAATATTTTTAACGAGTTCATAATCATAGACAGAATTTCGATCATTTGATAATGATGGATAATCAAGATTTGGAACTTGTTTGAAGTAACTATTGGGTGATCCTGATGATGATCCTTTTGAACCTGAGTATGTCATTTTAGAGTCCTACGCTGTCGTCTGGGGTAGCTTCTTGGTCGCCCAGATAAATTGGTCGAAGTTCAGTAAAATCAAGATCCATTTTAACAGCAACTGGTTGTGAATCACGATATGCTGACCAATATCCATTTGGAGAATAATCAACTCTCATCGTTGTAAGTGCAAGGCCGCCTGGACTAAATCTATTTACAGTTTTTAATATTTTATTACCAGATTTATATTTTAAAGAGAATACATCTGGATTCTCTAAAAATGTTGTGCTTCTAAATTTTGGTGCCATTCCTATTTTAAGTTCTTTAATAATTTTTCTAATTTCCGCACCCTCTCTTTCACTTCTTGCAATCATGATGAAACTGAAACCAAAATCACGAATGACAGGCCCTTGAAATAACATCTCTGCATTTGGATTTAAAACTTTACCACCTTGTCTTGCTAAAAATGTATCAGCATCTAAATCTGATCCTGTTAAAGTTCCTGCTAATTTAGCGATTGTTCCTGTATATAATGCAGCTGCACCCTCTCTTGCACTACCAAGTTCTCTTCTACTCGCTATTGCTTTTCTTATTTCTTCATCACTTAATCTATCCTCCTCAGTTTTTCCAGACAATTTTCCGTTACCAGTTAAAAAGTTAGTAACATTGAGAGCTGTAAGACCAGATGAATTTAATTCACTCTTTCCCCACTCAACACCATTTACATCAGTAACTTTTGGCATGGGTAATAAAACAATACTCTGTGGATCACCTAAAACACTATCACCTTCAGCCTTGCCTTCAAGAGTTTTTCCTGTTTCTGTAACGTTTTTTCCCTGATTCCTTTTACCAACACTAACACTAGAAAGTGCTCCTCCTCCAATATTTTCTCTACCCGCTGACTTACTCATGTTCAAGTTAGGTCTAACATAGTTGTATCTTATAATCTCTAAATGATCTTGATTAGTGTCAATATCAAAGGGATATCTGTAGAGGTTTTTTCTTCTTTTTTCACTAGCATCAGCGACTCCAGTAAATGCTAGATTTGTAGATTCTCTCTGTTGTTCTAAGAATTGCTCATTTTTAAATTTTTTATCTGCATCTGCAAAATATTGTGATTGCTCTTCAGAACTTGCTTCCTCAATGAGATTTAAATATGATTCCTTACTAGATCCGTAAACTGCCTTATTGAACGCATCCAATGATTCAGGTGTATCTTTATAAAGATTAAATTTAGATGATGTATTATCCTCAGGCACAAATACATTATTCGAGTTCTTTATACTCATACCCATGAACTTATTATCAACGTTGATAAAACTAACGTCGTCAATATTAATATTATATGGTCTGCTTTTTTTCTCTGCCATTAGTTTTTGTTGTAAACTCGATCTCTTGGAACTGGAATTCCTCTCATATCAACGAATCTTTCAGTCGGTAATTGTGCAACATCCGACCATTCACTATTAGGAATACGATATGGTGTCCCTCTCACGCCAGTATAAAGATATTTATGTAGAGTTCGGGGAGGAACCGCAACTGCACCTTGAGCAGAGTTATTTAGTAAGCTTATTGCTAATTCGTCTCTTTGAGTTAAACGTACATAATGAAGATTACAACCTAGAAAACCACCTGTTTGATATTCAATCACATATGCGAGTGGATACATGTCATAATATGGTTGTTTAGTCTGTGCTGAGTAAGTAAAAAAATATAATTGGCCAGGTGCAAATCCAGCTGTATCCGCAGCGTCACTGTCAAAGTTTGTTGATCCAAGTTCTTCAAGTAATTGACTACGAAAGTAATCCTCACTCACTTGACCACTCACTTTATTTAAGATAGTTTGAAGAATACTCATCTAATTCCTAATTCCTTTTCAGTCATAATTTTAAATTCTAATTTACGATCATCACAAAACTCTCTCGCTGCTTTCCATTTTGCTTGATTTTTAACGTAGGTCATTGATTCATTGATTAATGTCTTTCTTGATTTCCCTTTTGTTGCCTTTGGTTCTTTTGTTTCTCTCATCGGTTTCACTTCAATCACCGATCTGCGAATATTACTATCCTTATCTTTGTATTTAATAAAAAAGTCAGGAAAATATCTACGAACTCGATTTGTTGTTGGATCTTTATATGGTATCCAAAATTCTTCTGATGCCCATTCAAGTATATTCTCATTCAAATCACAATAATTCATGAACTTTCGTTCCCAAAGAGACCTATAAATAATATTTTGAGAGTCACCTTTATATTTTTTAGGATTAGATGGTCGATATATTCCTTTATAGCTCATATATAGTAATAACAACTTAAGTTTATTTATCGTGTCATTTCCAAAAAGAGAAAGTATATTTCAAGGAAGCGTTAGAGATGTCAGAGAAACTATATCAAGACCTTCTCTTGATACTCTGTATGAAGTTAAATTTTCATTTGATAAACAAAAACAATGGTTGCAAGAATCTCCTTTTAAAACTTCTGGTGATAATAGATCTCAAGGACAAGATTTTTTACAAAAAATGTCCTTGATGTGTACACAAGCTGAGATTCCAGGCACGAGTTTTGTGGAATCAACTGCGATTGGTCATCGTCAAGGAATTCAAGAGTCATTTCCCAATCTTAGAAATTTTCCTCCGTTAAATCTTGTTTTTTATTGTGACGCTGATCATTTAATAATAGAAGTGTTTGATTGGTGGATGACATACATCAACCCAATTGAAACTGGCATAAGAGAAAAACCTGCATATTCACGTTTTAATTATCCAGATGATTATAAAGAAACAATTCATCTTACAAAATTTGAAAGAGATACTTTTGGAGGAAGATCAACTACTAACATGTCAAGTTATGAATTTGTAAATATTTGGCCTAGTAATATGACATCGATGAGAGTTGCCTATGGTGATTCAAATGTGTTAAGATGTACTATGCAGTTCATTTATGATAGATTTCATACAGAATTTAATTATGCTGATTTGCGTTCTCAAAAAATCGAAAAATCTAATTCTCAATCAAAAGATATAGTCTCAAACAGAGTGAGAAACAGAGTGAGAGATTCAGATTTAGATTTTGATGATCCGAATAGAATTCTAAATCGAGGATCTTCATTCGCTGGTCGATTCTCGGAAAATCGAAGAACCAGTAATCGAAATATATTTGTACAACAAGGTTTTTAACCCATAAATAAAACACTGAATAGATTATCATGCCATTACCCACCATTGAAACTCCAACCTATGAGTTGAAGTTGCCATCATCAAATAAAAGAGTTAAATATAGACCTTTTCTTGTGAAAGAAGAAAAAATATTGATTATTGCTCTTGAGTCAAAAAGTGAAAATGAGATTACAAACGCTGTGACAGACGTTTTGAAAAAATGTATCTTAACAAAGGGAGTTGATGTTGATAATCTGCCTACATTTGATATTGAATATCTATTTTTAAATATTCGAGCTAAATCAATTGGAGAGGACATTAAAATCACCGTAACCTGTCCTGACGATAATAAAACGAAAGTTCCAGTGACAATTTATGTGGATGAAATTAAAGTTCAAAAACAAAAAGGTCATAAACCTGATATTGTTTTAGATGATAAGATGACTCTTCGGATGAAATATCCATCTCTCAATCAGTTTGTTAAAAATAATTTTAGCACGGATGATGAAGCAGACACAATGGTTGACAAAACTTTTAGAGTTGTAGCTGATTGTATCGATACCATTTATACTCAAGAAGATGCGTGGGATGCTAAAGATTATACTCCACAAGAGAGAATAGACTTTGTGCAACAATTAAATTCAAAACAATATAAAGAAGTTGAAAAGTTTTTTTCAACAATGCCTAAATTATCTCATAAAATTGAAGTTATAAATCCAAATACAAAAGAAAAGGGTAGTGTCACTTTGGAGGGTTTGGCTGATTTTTTCGCCTAAGTATTGCAAGAGAGGATCTTGAATCTTATTTCCGTATCAATTTTGCTCTCATGCAATACCATAAATATAGCTTGACGGAACTCGAAAATATGATGCCTTGGGAGAGAGAAGTTTATGTTTCTCTTTTAAAGCAATATATTGAAGAACAAAATCTAAAGAACCAACAACAACAAGGTGTTCAAAGATATGGATGAAGAAAATAAAAAAATAAATCTGGAATCTTTTTTTAAAAAAGTTGACTCTGTTGAACAGATAGCTAACTCTGCCTTATCAAGATCAAATTCAAACTTAGGAATTATTAATAATCAGAAAGCATTAATCGAAAGTTTATCAATTTCGATAGAAGCGATGCAAACAAAAATTAGAGATATTGCAAATTATATAATTGTAGAAAAAAAATTAGAAGCAGATCGTGAGGAGGATAGACGTTTAGAAACTGAAGACGCAGAACAAAAAAGACAGATGGATGAGAGAGCTGCTGCGATGGGTCAACAAGGGCCGCAGAAAGAACCAGTCAAACCAGCAGAATCACAAGGAGGAGGTGGAAGTTTTCTTGGAGGACTTATAAAAACTTTAGGTGGATTGATGGTCGGAGGTTTTGCTCTTAAATACATCGCTCCTGTCATCTTACCAAAACTACTTCTCCTTGCTAAAACAAAACTTTTACCTCTCATTGGAACAGGTCTTAAATCTGCGGTTGGAACAAGTTTTAAGTTTATTGGTGGAATGCTTGCAAGAGGATTTTTGCCATTAGTTGGAATAAGATTAATTGGTAAAGCTTTTAAACCTGTAATGGAGGGAATTAAAGGCACATTTGATAGTGTATCAAATTTTTTCTCTGGTAAAATTGATTCCATTTTTAAAGGAGGAGGAGGTGATGGTGGCACAGGTGTCAGTTCTGATTCTAACATGGGCGCGACAGATTCCACTGTAGAAACTGGCATGGCTGATACTCTCACAGAAGAGGGTTTGGTTGAGGAGGACTCTGATAATGAGGAGATGGAGGAGTTTGATGAAGAAGTAAATGAATTAAAAGAGGAGTCTGCAATTGCAGAAGAGACTGGACAGGAAGATATATCAGGAGAATTGAGAAAACAGGCGAGTGGTGATGACGAAGAATTAGCTGAAGAAGTAGGAAAAAAATTCAAAGTAACTAAGGAAGAGAGAAATCAGACAAAAGAGGAACAAATTTCCTTTCATGAAAAAAATATAAAAAGGGCTGAGCGTGCGATTGCGAGAACAAAAAATGCTAGGAAAAAACAAAATGCACTTAACAGCATGCATAGATCAAAAAAAGCATTAAGAGAGTTAGGTGTAGAAGAATACAAATCTTATGGTTCAAATGTAACAGAGAAAGAAAGAATAGAGAGTGTGAAATCACTAATAGAATCGGGTAAGATTACGGCTACAGAAGTAAAAGAATCAGCTACTATAGAGAAAACCAAAATAGAACCAATTGATCTATCACTTAAACAAAATCAAGAAACAACTGACAAATTAACAAACGTGTTAATAAATCAGACTGGAACTGAAAGTAAAAGCCAAAATAATGATGTAATGGTTCAAAGTAAACCAGCAAGAACCACCATTGCATCAATAAAGAAAACTAACAGTAATATTGCTTTTATCAAGGCTACAAAAAATCAATATTTATCTATTAATGAAACAGAATTACCACCAGAAGTCGCTAGAATGATAACCTAATGTCAGAATCTAAATTTCTCATTACTAAATGCATGTTGATGCCTAATGAGGGTTCTTCTTTAAAAGAACCTTATGAATTAGGTCTTGGAAATCCTCTTATTGATTATTATGAAAGCATAGAGAGTCCATCAATATCAATGACTGTTACTTTCATTGATATTGATCAGATTTTAGGTCGAGAGGGAATCACTGGCGGAGAGTATATAGATGTAACAATTAAGGATGGAGAGGTTGATGAGTTTAAAATCACATCTAAAAAACAAAAATTAATATTGAACTCTGTAAAAAATATGATAACTGAAACAAATAAACAAGTTGCAACTTTAGAGTTTGTTTCAGTTGAAGCAATTATTAATGAAACTGCAAGAGTCAATAAAAAATTTACTGGTAATGTGTCAAGCACTGTTGAAGAACTTTTAAAGAAGGATAAAAAAGGAATTCAAAGTTCTAAAGAATTAGAAAAAGACGATGCTCTTAACTCTTACTCTTTTGTTGGTAATTTAAAAAGACCATTTGATACAATTCAATGGTTATGTCCAAAAACACAATCAGATAAAACAGAATTTGGTTTTTTATTTTATGAAACTTTAGATGGTTATAAATTCAAATCAATTAAAAGTTTGTTAAAACAAGATCCAATCACATACACTCAAACAGATAAACCTGGCGATCAAGGTTTCTTTAAAATTCTACAAAATAATTTAAATCAAACAAATGATATCGGTATGAACATGAGAATGGGAATGTATGCGAATCGAACTTTATATGTTGACATTGAGAATCAAACTTTTGAAGAGGTTGATTTTAAAATTTCTCAATTAAATTTAAAAAGACCACCTAAATTATTGGATGGTATCGAAGATTTTCCAACTCGATTAATGCTTCGTGTAAATGATTTTGGGGTCGCACAAAAGGGTTCAAAGAAAGATGAAGTTCAACCATTAAGTGAGCTTGCCGTTTACCAAAATAAGTCCTATGTTAGAAATAACTTATTATTCTCACAGTCCATAAATATCTCAATTCCATTAAATACAACCTTAAGAGCTGGTGATGTGATCAACATTAAACTACCTGTTAAAAAAGATGATAAAGGTTCTAAAACAGATTCATATGGTAATGAGAGAACTAATGATCCTAGTGGTAAATACTTAGTGTCCGAATTAAGACATGTGATTGGAGGTGGTAGTGCTGAAACACAACTTAAATTAATTCGTGATGTCTTTACCGCTTAAATAGTAAAAAAAGAACTAATCTTATGAAATCAATCGAAGACCATATGGAACACGATAAGAAAATTATCGATGATCCACAAGCAAATCCAGCAGCAAGAAGACATGCAAAGGAAGAGTTGCATGAACTTGAGGAGTATGCAGAACATCATAAGGAAGAGATTGCAGCAGGCGATCATCATGATCCAAATGCCTTAGAATTATTCTGTGATAATCACCCAGACGAACCAGAGTGTTTAATTTACGACGATTAATAGATGTATCAACCATCAACTAACTTTATTGGAAAAGATCCTATGCAATGGTGGATCGGTCAAGTGACTGATCCAGAAAAAGGGAAGTGGGGAGATTCTTTAGAAAAGAAACAAGCAGGGGATGATAAAGATATCTATTCACATCGATGTCGTGTTCGTATTGTTGGATATCATGGATGTGAAGATGATTTAAAAGATGAGGAACTACCTCTTGCACATGTTTTATTGCCACCAAACACCTCAACGACTGGTGGAATGGGACAAACAATGCAATATCAAGGTGGAGAGGTTGTGGTTGGATTTTTCTTTGATGGTGCTGATGGTCAACAACCAGTAATTTTTGGAACTTTATTTAAACAAACTTTCATTAAAGATAAGTTGACAAATGCAGAGTTTAATGCAAAGAAACAAACTTGTTTTAAACCATACACACCACCAGCAGTGAGAGAGACTGCTGGTAAACATAAAGTTCATAAAAAGAAAAATAACGGAAATGGAAATGGAAATGGAAATGGGAGTGGAGATGGAGAGTGGTCTGGACAAATGTGCCCTGCTGGTGGTGCTGGAACAACAAAATGTGTTGCTGAAGAACAATTTAATGAGTCAACTAAGATTAAAATTGATAACGCTACTGCATGTCAAGATAATGAGTTATCAAAGATAACAAATACGATGAAGGATTTTACTCAAAGGTTACAAACTCTTCAAAAATTAAATTCAAGTAGTGCATTTGTAAATCCAATTTATGGCGGTATTGTTGATATAGAATCAGAGGTGCAAATAACAGCAAATAAACTTCAAAATTCCATGACAAGAATGGTTCGTCGTGGTCGTTCTTGGGTTATAAATGATACATTAGATAAACTATCAAAAACTTTAAAAGATAAAACTCCGTTACCTTTAAGAGCACCCGCTGGAAAAGCGACTAAAGATTTAACTGATGTGATGTTCTGCAATTTTGAAAAAATACAAGATGAGTTGTTAGATTATCTTTCTAAAAGTTTAGAAAATATGATCGGTCAAGTATTAGATGTTCCAACTTGCGGTATTGAAAACTTTTTAGGTGACATGTTTGGACAGATTAATAATATTTTAGATACACAATTGGGTGGTTTATTTGATCAATTGAATAATATTCAAGGTGGTGGAATTGCCTTACCTAGTAAAACATTTTCAAAAGCAATCAAATATGCAAATATAGTCACAAATGCTCTTGAGTGTGATGCACAAAACTGTCCAGATAATTCAACATACTCATCACAAAACGGAGTTGGATTATCAATTGAAGATAGTTTTGATAGTATCATTAGTAAGATGGGAATAAGTTCTTTATTAGATCCTGTTCTAGGTGATCTTGAAGATGCAATTCCAGCGTTACCATCTAAACCAGATTGTGATACAAATGTTCTTAAATGTGGGCCGCCCAGAGTTGACTTTATTGGAGGTGGTGGTCAAGGTGTGACTGGTAGTGCAGTTGTAAATGTTTTAGGACAGGTAATTGGTGTTGCAATTAGTGATGGTGGATTTGGATTTAGAGAACCACCTTTGATTTCATTTATTGATGGATGTGATAATGGATTTGGAGCTGGTGGTTATCCGATTATGGGACAAGTTACAGATCCAAATGGAAATGATTCTCTTGGTGTCACAGGTGTTGTAATTACAAATCCTGGCCAACAATATTTGCCAAACACAACAGACACAACTATTGATGAAGATGGCAATCTAGTCGTAAAAGAGGTTATACCAGATCCAAATGCAAACTATGATGGTGCAGTTTCCTATGTGACTACATTAGATGATGTCATTGTTGAAAATACAGGATTTGGTTATGCTAATAACGATACTGTTTTAGTCACTGGAGGATCCATTGGTGAGTCTTTAAGTCCTACAGTCGATACATCAGCTGATGTCGCTGGAACTGGTGTTGGTTCTGGAACTGGTGTTGGTTCTGGATTTGTTGATGGTGATAATATTAGCACTAATGGAGTTCAAATTCCTGGCCAAGCTCAAGTTGAATTAGTCATTTCTGATGGTAGAATTGAAGGAGCAAATGTTATAAACGGAGGATTTGGATTTACTTCACTTCCAGATTTAACGATAAATAGTGACACTGGAGCTCTTGCTAGATTAATACCAGTTCTTAAATTTACTAAAATTGATGATGCGACACAACTTGCTGACACCAATATTCCTTTCGACAGGAATTTACCTCAGAGTGCTGTTGTGACTGTAATTAGTTGTATTACAAAATAAAATGCCAAAACCAAAAGATAAACAAAATCCAGAGTCGATTAAATATAAAAGATTTGAATTTTCAAGTGGTAATGAAACCATACATGGAATGTCAAACTATGTGGTTCAGACACAGGAAGCACAAACTTTTGGATTTTATGCTGATACAGGACAAGGAAAAAGTAAAACAGGTGGGCCTGGAACTGGTAAAGCAGTTTTGTACACGCCAGGATCATCAACTGAAGTTCTTGGTGAAGGTTTAAAAGTTAGAAATGCTGGTGATGTTGTTCAACTTCCAGCAAAGATTATAAAATGTAAGAGAGGTGACACCATTATTGAATGTGAGAATGGAGATGTCACGATAAGAGGAAGAAATATTAATATTGAAGCTGTGGGTGGTGGTCAGGATGGAGTGATTAATATAAACGGAAATCGAATCATAGATGTGAATGCTCCTGATATTAGATTTCAAGGAGAAAAGATAACATCAAAAGCAACGAAAGATTTGAGCATGATTAGTGAGGGTTTTACAGAAATGAAATCTGCTTTCACTTTGGTTGCAAGTCAGGCTGATGAAGATTTTGGTGTAATGGCAAAAACTTTAATAGATGCGACAAGCATTATTAAACCAAAAATAGGAGAGGCAACTAAATCAATCGAGAAAAAATTGGAGAAAAAATTCAGTGAAATAGATACTGATAGTCTTGATCAGGTGGGGGATGCGTTGGAAGGAATTGCAAATGAAGCTGGTGAAGTTTTTGGTAACATATTCCCTGGCTTTGGTGGAGGTGGTTAATGAATATTTCTAGACAACAAATAGATAAATTAATCGTAGGAACAAATGATGTTTCTTACGTTGAACCTGATATATCACCAACTGGAACTGCGGTTTTAAATGGCCCTGTTTATATTGGAAAACCAACAGCATCACCATCATATGAGGCTTTTTTAAATGTAACATCAAACGCTGCAACACAAAGTCCGATTGATAGACAACCAAAAGCAGAAGCAAATCTTGCAATCAAGTCTGATGGTAATTTAACTGTTACAGGTGATGGTAAAACAGCAAATGCTTTATTAATATCAGGTGGTTCATCTGTTGATACAATTCATGTCATAGGTGACATGTTTGTTAGTGGTAAGGTGGATTGCGGTAACAAGGGAGTTCTTGCTGCTAGATTCGCTGCTGCAGACGCATCTCCAAAACCATTTGATTTAGAACATCCAACTAAAGGAAAAGGTCATCGTCTTCGTTATGCATGTATTGAAGGCCCCGAAGTCGGAGTTTATTATCGTGGTCGATTGAAAGGTAAAAATATTATTGAATTGCCATACTATTGGAAAGATCTTGTTCATGAGGATAGTATCACCGTTCAATTACAACCAATTGGAAAGAGTCAAAATCTCATAGTTGAGAGTTTTAATAGTGAATATGTTGTGATTGAAATTGGTGCAAATCAGGATTTTCTTACAGGAGAGATATTGATTGATTGTTTTTATCATGTATATGCTGAGAGAAAAGATATCAACCCACTAATTACCGAATACGAAGGTAATGGTTGGGAAGACTATCCAGATCCGAATTATAATCCAAATAAAGTGGACTCTGATAAGAAAAATACAAAAGATCCTCGTTTTGCTGGCCCACCCAACACAATTACAAAATGAGTTTTCCTTATATTGAAGAAAATTTTATTTCTTTGAGTGAGTGTCAAAGATTAATAAATTTTGCAGATGAAAATAAATCATCAAATGTGAGTCGTGATGATACTTATTCAACTGATATCGAATGGGTTGATCATGGCGCTACATATTATGGTAATAATGTTGATCCTATCACACTCGATGATGATGAGGTTGTTACAAAAGTAACTGATAAATGTAAAAGTTTAGTTGATTGTGAATTAGGTTATGTTGGTATCGTTAGATGGCCAGTCGGCACATTTATGAAACCTCATTTTGATAGCAACAATATCCATACGCCAAATAAGGTAGCTGCGATGCTTTACTTGAACAATAATTTTGAAGGCGGAAACCTAATATTTGAAAATCAAATAGTAAAACCAGAGCC